CTCGCTTACATGCTGTCGCTAAAGTACAGTCCGGATCGAACCGGCGCACTGAAGCAGATGTATGAAGAGGACTTCCAGAGAGCGGCGCTGGAGGATAGAGACACGGCGAGCTTCCACATAGTGCCTGATTTCGGGGTGTGAAATGGCGTTTGCAACGGGTAAGTTTTCTTATGCACTCTGCGATTTCTGCGGACAGCGATACCCGTACAAAGTTTTAAGAAAAAACTGGCGCGGGTTTATGGTTTGCCCTGACGACTATGAGCCAAAAGAGCCACAATTGCAGCCGTTGCGGTATACTGGCGATGCGATTGCGCTGCGAGATCCGCGCCCTGACAGGGTGGAGCCGCAGGTGATTTTCGTAGGCTTACCGGGTGACGCAGCCTTCCAGAGTATCGGCAGCGCAAATGGCGGCACAAACATGCGGCCTTTCCCTGAGCAGAACGCGGTTCAAGGTGTTGGATCCATTGGCAAAGTGACGATAGTGATAACCTGAGATGACATACGACGAGCTGGTCACAAACATTAGGAACTACACCGAGGTGGACGCTAACGTGTTCACTAACGCGGTTATTAACACGTTTATCACAATGGCCGAGAACCGTATTCTTAGGGACATCGATCTTGATGTGTACAAAAAAGAGTCAGTAGGCTCCATGACCTCTGGCAATCGATTCCTGACGTCGCCAACGGATATTCTGACGCATCGCTACCTGTTCATTACCGTTGGCACGGACAAGGTTTATTTGGATTTTCGCGACACTTCCTTCATGCGTGAGTTTTGGCCGAACCCCTCTTTGACGGGTGTGCCGAAGTATTATGCGGTGTGGGATCAGGATACGTTCAACATTGCGCCAACGCCCAATGCGAATTACGTCGTGGAAATAGGGTACATCTACCGCCCGGCGCAGCTGTCGGCTGCCAACCCAACGACGTGGATTAGCACCAACGCCCCAGAGGCGCTGCTGTACGCGTGTTTGATTCAGGCATACAGTTACACCAAGGGCCCGGCTGAGATGCTTGGGTACTTTGATAACAGCTACAAGCAGGCAATACAGGGCTTGGGCATTGAGCAGCAGGGTCGCCGACGTCGTGACGAGTTCCGAGACGGCATGATCCGCATACCCATTCGATCAGATTCACCGGGACCATAACGATGTTTACAACAAGCGGTGGAGGGGCACTGGGCTTAATTAAATCAGCATCCGTCTCGGGTCGAGGCTTTACGCCTGAAGAGCTGGCTGAAAGTGCAGTGGATAAGATAATTTATATTGGTCGAAGCTCAGACCCGGTTATACGGGCTCAGGCCGAGGCTTACAGAGAACAGATCAAGGCGGTGTTGATAGCGGCGATGCATCAAGCGATACGCTCCAACAACACCACGCTGATAAACCGATTCCGCGCCGCTGGGCACCCGGAACTTGTAAAACTACTGGAGATATAACATGCCTATTAGCATCACAACCGCAATGCCCACTAGCTTTAAAGTAGAGATTCTGAAAGCGGTACACAACTTCACTGCGTCTACAGGTAACACCTTTAAGATTGCTCTGCTCAAGGCCGCTGCTGCAGGCTCTGGTACCTTTGGCGCTGCGACCACCGCTTACGGTAACCTTGGTTCTGACGAGCTAGGTTCAGGCAGTGGTTACACCACGGGCGGGAACACGCTGGTCTCCATCACTCCGGTGGCTGACGGCACTACGGCAATCTGCGACTTTGACAACACAACGTGGAGTGCTGCGACGTTCACCACCTCTGGCGCGTTGATCTATAACGATACCGCTGCGGGCGATCCGGCTTGCGCTGTTTTGAGTTTTGGTGGTGACCAGACAGTAAGTTCCGGTGACTTCCAGATTCAATTCCCTGCTGCTGCAGCTGCGACCGCGATTATTCGCATAGCGTGATAGGGGATGCCCTGTGACTACGGTGAATCTTGGCCCTGTTTGGGGCGGTGGCCCGTGGAGTAACGGGGCTTGGAGTGATAACGGTACCTCTGTCTCCGCTACAGGAGCTATAGGCACTGTATCCTTTAAAATAGATGCCGTTGTTGCAGTGGCAGGCGTTAGCTCAACTGGAGCTGTTGGCACTGTAGACCTTGCATATGATTTTGCCTTCACACCAACTGGTGTAGAGGGCACGGGTCAGGTTGGCACTGCAGGTGTGCCAAAGACCGTTTATCTAGACGGATGGAATGTACTTGGCTGGGGAGAAGATCCGTGGGGGCAGAACTCTATATCTGTCTCTGGGGCAGGGGCAGTTGGCACCGTATCGATAGCCGTAAACGAAAACATAATCCCTACTGGGGTTAGTGGAACGGGTAATGTAGGCACGGTCCTTGTTGTAGTTGGCGATGCCATCGTACCTGTTGGTGTTGCGGGTGTGGGCGCAGTCGGGAATGTAGTAACAAACTACAGCAGCGTTCAAATCCCAACCGGCGTACAAGGCGTCGGTGAAATAGGCGGCTTTGAAGTACAGGTTGATGACATTGTCATCCCTGTGGGTGTGCAGGGCGCAGGCGCAATAGGCGCCGTTGGTGTCTTAATTGCAGAGTTAATCGTCCCAGACGGCGTTCAAGGCACAGGCGCAATAGGCACACCAATTACCCGAGTCTCGTTTGCCGTGTCTGGTGTTGAAGGCACAGGCGCAGCAGGTAGCGTTAAACCTGTTCTGTACCCCAATATCACTGGTGTACAAGGCAGCGGGGCAGTTGGCACTGTTATCCCAGCCTATGATACGAATGTGGTTGCCCCAAGCGTAGCTGGAACAGGCGCCGTAGGCAGTGTAGTATCGCTGGTTAGGAAAACGGTTACGGGAACTGCCGGCACTGGTAATATAGGCACTGTTTCCCTTAGGGTAGATGACATAGTCACCCCCACAGGCGTTGCTGGAGTTGGCGCAATCGGCAATGTCAGAATAATTGGTTGGAACATCGTAAACGATGCACAGACGCCGAACTGGAATGAAGTAAATGATGTTCAAACCCCGAATTGGATTGAAGTGGACGACGCCGCTTAGGAGCTAACATGGCAACTTTTGCAAATGATTTACGACTGAAGGAAATCGCCACGGGCGACGAGTCGGGTACATGGGGCACCAGCACCAACACCAACCTCGCCCTGATCGCTGACGCGTTTAGCCTTGGCACTAAGCAAATGGCGGCGGACGCTAACGAAACATTCACGATGCCGGATGCGTCGGCTGACGGTGTCCGCTCGCTGTACTTGAAGATTACCTCTGCGGTGTCGTTGACTGTAACGCGCACCGTGACGCTGGCGCCGAACACGGTGTCCAAGGTCTGGATCATTGAGAACGCCACAACCGGCAGTCAGTCGATTACGATATCACAAGGCTCAGGTGCTACGGTAACCATTGCGACCGGCACGAAGGCGATGATAGTAACGGACGGCGCGGGTGGAGGCGCGGCAGTTACGCTGGCTAACCCCACGATTCTGCTGGCTTCCGGGGTCTCTGGCACACTACCCGTTGCCAACGGCGGTACGGGTATTACTTCGTTTGGTACAGGTGTAGCTACAGCTCTCGGCACAAACATCAATACCACGGGTGGATACGTTACTCAGTCGGGCACGTTAGCCTCAAGCGCCATAGTGCTTGGTGGTGGCTCTGCTGCGGCGGTTACCTCTACGACAACGGGTACAGGTGTAGTTACGGCTGTTGGCAATGCGGTTAACACCTCTGGCGGTCTGGTCACTCAGTCTGGCACACTTACCGCAAACAATGTGCTTTTGGGTGGCGGTTCCGCTGCGGCGGTTACCTCATCAAACCTGCTTGCTACGTCCGCTGCAGTAACGTCGGGAACTTATATACAAGCAATTGGCTACGCAGACACGGTCGTAGCCTTGGGTAACACCGGCGCCGCTATAAACCTTGATGTTGTGTCAGGCGGCGTTTTTTCTGCCACGCTTACAGGTAGTGCTACCATCACGCTTCGCTTCCCAGTAGCTACGGGCGCATCTTCGTTTACACTCATTTTGACTAACGATGCCACGGCGGGTAGAACTGTTGCTTTTGCAGGCGGCTCGTTCAAGTTTCCCGGTGGAGCAGCAACTTTATCCAGAACCACCACAGCAAATGCCATAGACATATGGGTGTTTTTTACCCCGGATGGCGGGACCACGTACTACGGCAATATCGCCATGAAAAATATGATTGCTTAATTTTAAGGAGATTTGAAAATGGCTCTTACTACAGAACAGCAAGCTCAGGTTGATATCCAAACAGCAGTGGAAAATGTTCGTCATGCGAACCAACTTGCGTCCGAAGCAAAACGCGCAAAGCTGGAAGCCGTGCGATTGGCGAAAGAAATTCTGGTTGAAAACGCACGTAGTTTGCCTGCGGATTCTAGGGAAGTTACAGCAGCTGCTGTCACTGCGTTTGCCGCAACTCTTGTGAACTACGTGAACGGCTGATGCAAGGCTTTGCTTACTTCCCCACGTTTGTCTATCGAGACGAGAGACCTGATTTTATAGATCAGGTTTTGCCATTATGTAATGCGCGTCTTGATGAGGTGCGAAGTCCTGACTACCCCGTGTGTCAATCGGGGCATTTGGGTCTATACATGGAAGCTCGAGAGTTGTCTGACTACCTGCTAGTGTCGGCAACCGAGATACTGCGAAGCCAAGGTTACGCAGTGGAGAAGTACGACTTTTCTGTGTATGGATTGTGGGCACAAGAGGTTAAACGCGGGGGCGGCACTAATGTGCACGTACATAAGAATAGCCAGATTTGTGGTTGGTTCTTTTTAGATGCTGTTGAAGGCGCAGCGTATCCTGTTTACCACGACACGCGCATGAACAAGGCGATGGTGGAGCTGGATTTTGAGCAAGGTGGTGATGTAAACGCCGCAACTAACTCAATTCATTTTAATAATATAGTGCCGGGGACTGTTTTGTTTAGCAACTCATGGGTAAACCATCAACTGGTTGGCGGCAATTCTGAAGCCCCTATGAAGTGCATACATTTCATCATCACGCACAAGGACAAGCCATGCAGCACGTGTTAACGCCCTATTCAATGCCCGTAGAACCTTTTGTTTGGTGGGAGGGGGCTTTTAACGAACAGGAACTTAACTGGCTTCAAGAACAGGCTATTAAGGCAGAAAACCAAGCGCAAGTTGGTGGCAACCCCACAGGGGAAGACTTAGCTAAAATACGTCGTTCTCAGGTGTCATGGCTGAACAAAACGCCGGACACAGCATGGGTGTTTGAAAAACTGTCTCACGTGGCATCGTCCTTAAACGCGCAGTATTATCGGTTTGATCTGACCGGGTTTAGCGAAGCCTTGCAGCTGACCAATTATAATCAGTCGGAAAAGGGCATGTATGGCTGGCATCTAGACTACGGCGGGAAGTTAAGCCCCAGTAGAAAGTTAAGCATGGTGTTGCAACTGACAGACCCAAGCCAATACGAAGGTGGTAACTTACAGATACTGACCAGTGGAGAGCCTGTCAACGTGCGTAAGCAGCGGGGGCTGATAGCGGCGTTTCCCTCCTACGTGCTGCATCAAGTTACTCCCGTGACCAGCGGCAGTCGTCAATCGTTAGTGACATGGATATCAGGACCGGCCTTCAAATGAACATAGAACATAAAGATTTTATAGGTTTGTATAAAGGCGTTTACCCAGAAGGGTATTGTCAGCATCTGATCAACGAATTTGAAAGGCTAGTTGAGTCCGGTGCAGGCAATAATCGACAACAGAGCGAAGGCGTATCAAAGCATCGCAAGAATGACATGCAGCTTTCGTTAAATTTTGGTGTTCATAATGCTGCGTCATTTAACGACCAGTCTCCTGAACGTATGTTTTTTAACGGGCTTCAACGGTGCTATGAGGATTACACGGAGCATTTTTCCGTGCTAAAAGAAGGAAAAATTATTGGCACTGCCATGAAGATGCAACGCACTCCACCCGGTGGTGGGTATCATGTGTGGC